CTTCGGGCGCACCTTCGACGCCGGCGGCCCGCCGCGGGCCTACAAGACCCGGCACCCGCAGGCGATCAGCCTGGTCAACCGCCCGGACTTTCAGCACGAGATCGACGACTTCAAGGCCCGGCTGCGTGCCGGCCTCATTCAGATGGGAGTGGCGCTGTGATTACGAATGGGTACGCCACGCTCAACCAACTCAAGTCGTGGATCGGCGTGGGCACCGCGGACACCATCGACGACTCCGTGTTCGAGATGGCCGTCGAGTCCGCGTCCCGCATGGTCGACGATGACTGCGACCGCGTGTTCTACGCCAGCGGCACCGCGGTGGCCCGCGTCTACGCGCCCGCCGAGCACTACCTGGCGCAGATCGACGACGCCATCAGCATCACCTCCGTCGCCACCGACGAGGACGGCAGCGGCACCTTCGCCACCGGATGGACGCTCGGCACCGACTACCAGCTCGAGCCCCTCAACGGCCTGAGCGGCGGGCAGCCGTGGCCCTACACCCGCATCCGCGCCGTCGGCACCAAGACGTTCCCGAACAGCGTCTACCCGTTCTCCACCGACCTGGGCGAGGCGACGCTCAAGGTCACCGGCCAGTGGGGCTTCGGCACCGCGGTGCCCATCGCCATCACGCAGGCCACCCTGATCCTCGCGGCGAGGATCGCCAAGCGCGGCGACAGCCCGCTCGGCGTCGCGGGCTTCGGCGACATGGGCGCCATGCGGGTCACCCGCAACGACCCGGACTACATGAACCTCATCAGCCGCTACCAGCGCAACAAGGTCGCCACCGCATGAGCACCTCGGTCTCGCTGCTGCGCGACGGCCTCGCCGCCAACGCGGCCACCATCTCCGGGCTGAGGGCCGCGGACACCGTCCCCGACAACCCCAACCCGCCCATCGCCGTCGTCATCCCTGACGGCATCGAGTACCGGGCAGCGTTCAACGGCGCCATGTCCCGCTACTCGTTCATCGTCCTGGTCATCGTGGGCCGCGCCGATGATCGCACTGCGCAGGACCGCCTCGACGGCTACTGCAGCACCACAGGCTCGTCGTCAGTCCCGACGGCGCTGGAGTCGGACACCACCCTCAACGGGGCGGCGTTCGACTTGGAAGTCACAGAAATGCGGAACTACCGGCAGCTCGCACTGAGCGACGGGACCACCTATCTGGCAGCGGAGTTCGTTGTCAGCGTCATCGCACAATAAGGAGCCATCAGATGGCCGTTCAGATCATCAAGAATCCCGTCATCATTCTCAATGGTGGCACCGTGTCGTCCTCGGCCACGCAGTGCAGCATCAGCGTGGAGTGGGACGACGTCGAGACGACGAGCTTCGGCAGCAACGGCTGGCGTGAGCGCATCCAGGGTCTCGGCTCGGGCACGTTCGACGTCGAGTGGAACCAGGACTACGCCGCCGGCGGCATCGACGCCACCGTGTGGGCGCTCGCCACGGCTGCCGCGGGCACCGCGTCGGTCGAGGTCCGTCCCGCCTCCACCGCCGCCGCGGGATCGTCCAACCCCAAGTACACCTTCTCGGTCGTGCTCACGGGCTGGAGCCCCATCGACAGCGCGGTCGGCGACCTCGCCACGGTCAGCACCTCCTGGCCGATCACCGGCGCCGTCACCCGCGCCACCGCCTAGCACCACCCTCCCCCTGCGATAGGAGTCCTGCGATGCTCAATCCCGTCACGTTCACGTACGAGGCCGAGTCCGGCCCGCTCACTGTCACTGCGAGCGGGCCGGACTACGCCGCCTACGAGGACACCTTCGACCGGGCGGCGCTGTCCGACCTCGCGTCGGGGCGGTACAAGTTCTGGTGCTTCATCCTCTGGCACGCGATGAAGCGGCAGGGCATCACCGAGGAGACCTTCGACGCCTTCCTCGAGGCCGGCCCGCAGTTCACTCCGGGGAAGGCCGAGGAAGTCGTCCCTTTGGAGAGCACAGCACCCACTGGGTCGTAGCCCACCTGGCCTACGAGTTCCACATCGCCCCCAGCGCGGTGCTCGCGGAGTCCCCGCGGATGCAGGCCACGATGCTGCGCTACTTGCGCTGGCGTGCCCTGCAGGCAAGCAAGCCACAGAAGGGCGGCAAGTGATGGCGGGCTGGAAGGTCGAGGTCACCGGGCTGCGTCAGATACTCGACGCCCTCGGCGAGGTCGACAAGTCAGCAGTCCGGCGCGTCACCGACGCCATCGCACGAGCTGCCAAGGACGTCGCGGCCGAGGCGTCCTACCTGACCCCGCACGACAACCCCGTCAGCAACTGGGGCCAGTGGGACGCCCGCGGACGCGACCTGTCCTACTCCGGCCCAGCCGCGTCGTCCGGGTTCAAGATGCAGCGCAACAACTTCCGGCGCCGCGGCGTGAGCGCTGGCGCGGGCTGGACCGTCGTGCAGTCCAACGCCGGCGGCAACATCTACGAGGTCATCGGCGACGGCTCGCGGGTCACGTCCCCATCGGGCCAGAACCTCGTCGACAGCATCAACGCCCGCTACGGCACCCGCAAGCCACGGTCGCTGTTCCCCGCGTACTACGCCGGCGTCCCTGAGGACTTGGCCGAGCGGATCAGTGACCAGATTCTCGACGAGGCACGAAAGGCAGGGCTGGTCTGATGGCTGCCAAGGGCGCTCGCGTACACATCTACGGCGACTGGGACGGGTCCGGGGTCAAGAAGGCCCAGCAGGACATCAGCACGTTCGAGAAGCAGGCCGCCGGGTTCACGGGCGCGTTCAGCAAGTCCATGCTCGGCGTCGGCGCCGCCCTCGGCGGCGCGTTCGCAGTCGGCAGCATTATCAGCACCGTCACCGACTACCTGCGCGACGCAGCCACCGCGGCCATGCAGGACGAGAAGTCAATGGTGGCCCTGTCGACCGCCATGAAGAACGTCGGCCAGGGTTTCGCCAACGCCGGCGCCGAGGACTTCATCAAGCAGATGATGCTCGCCACCGGAGTGGCCGACGACCAGCTGCGCCCGGCGTTCCAGCGTCTGGTCACCGCGACCGGCAACGCCGCGAAGTCGCAGGAGCTGCTGCAGACGGCCCTCGACGTCAGTGCTGCAACGGGCAAGGACGTCGTCGCCGTTTCACAGGCGCTGGCCCGCGCATCAACGGGCCAGGTATCGGCCTTGACGCGCCTCGGCGTGCCGCTTGACGCCAACATCGTTAAGACCAAGGACTTCGGCGCTGCGGTCGACGCGCTGAACCAGAAATTCGGCGGACAGGCCGCCGCAGCTGCTGACACCTACGCCGGCCAGATGGCGCGCATCCAGACCGCCGCAGGCGAGGCGCAGGAGACCATCGGCTACGCCCTGCTCGACGCCGTGGAGAACGCCAGCCAAGCGTTCGGCGGCGCCGGCGGCATGGTCGAGGGCATCACCGCCGCGGGCGAGAAGGCCGCCGACCTGGTCGCCGGTCTTGGCCTCGCCGTGCAGGCATTGGCCGACCTCAAGGCTGGCGCGGATGACACGCAGGTCGGCATCGGCGGCGCCACCATCTCCCTCGGCGAGCTCGCCAAGCAGGCCGTCCTGTCGTTTCCCGGCGTGCGACTGCAGGCCGAGGCGTTCGAGTTCCTGACGAGCAAGGGCAACGAGTACCGTACCTCGCAGGACGCCATCAACCGCTCCATCGACGCCTCCGAGTCCCTTTACGCCGGATACATCGCCTCGCTGGACAACACCGCCGCATCGACCCGCGACGCTGAGGCTGACGCCGAGGAGCTCAAGCAGCGGCTCGACGAGGTCAAGGCGTCGTTCGTCGCCATGACTAACGCGATGAACGCCTCGCAGTCGATGGACGACTTCCGCAAGTCCCTTGTCGACCTCGACAAGACCCTCGAGGGCAACAAGCGCTCGTTCAAGGGAATGGGCGACGCTGCCAAGGAGAACCGGGACACCCTACGCGGTGCATTCGGCGACGCGGCCGCCATCGCCCAGAAGTGGGCCGAGGACAACGGTAAGAGCGCCGAGGAGGCGCAGCGCTACTACGACGGCCTCGCCCGCAAGATCGTCAACCAGTTCACCAAGGACGGCTTCAAGCGCAGCGACGTGGAGCAGTTCCTGGGCCGCGAGGGCATCTGGACCGGCCCGGCGAAGGACGCGCTGGACGCTGCCGAGCGGGCCGCGATGGCGAAGGCGTACCCCGGCTTCAAGGGCGTCGGCACCCGCGCAGGCGAAGGCATGAAGGACGGCATCGCCGCGATGGGTCCGGGCGTCATGGCCGCCGCTGCACGGCTCGCCGCCCAGGCCGCCGCTGCAGCCAAGGACGAGCTGGTAATCAAGTCCCCGTCGCAGGTCTTCATGGAGATCGGCCGCCAGACAATCGCCGGCTTCGTCGAGGGCATGGCGTCCAAGGACGCGGAGGTGCGCGAGCAGGCCCGCAAGTCCATGCGGGAGTCCGTAAGCGAGGTCATCAACGACACCCGCGACCAGCTCAAGAGCGCACTGGCTGACGCCAAGGCCGCGTTCGCCGACTTCCAGAAGGGTGTCTCGGATGCCGTCATGGGCGGCATCGACTTCGGTGCCGCGGCGCCTGAGTTCGATGAGGCTGGCAACCGCGTCGGCTCCTCGTTCCTCGAGGGTCTGCGCAAGCAGGCCGAGCAGGCCGTCAACTTCGCCACCCAGGTCAAGACCCTCATCACTCAGGGCCTCTCGCAGGAGGCGCTGCAGCAGGTGCTTGCCGCGGGCGTCACCGCGGGCTCAGCCATCGCCACCGAGCTCATCAACGGCGGCACCACGGCCATCAACGAGACCAACGCGCTGGTCGCCTCGACGCAGGCCGCAGCCGACGAGGTCGGACTGATGGCTGCCACCAACTTCTACGGCGCAGGCGTCACCAGCGCCCGCGAGACCGTCAAGGCGTTCAACGAGCAGATGAAGCCCGGCGGCGACGGCTACGACCGGCTGATGAACCGCATGGACAAGCTCGCGGCCGACATGAACCGCACGGCCCGCATCACCGTCGTGGTCGACGAGGTCGGCGGCGCCAAGGTCAAGGTCGACGGCAAGCGCGAGAAGGGCGGGCCGGTGTGGCCCGGCGGAGCGTTCATCGTCGGCGAGCGCGGCCCCGAGCTGTTCATGCCCGAGGTCAAGGGCACGATCCTGCCGAGCGCCTCCATGACAAGCAGCTCGTCGGGCGGCTCCTACGGCGGCGGCAACTCCTACTCCATCACCGTGCAGGCCGGCGTCGGCGACCCGCGCCAGATCGGGCAGCAGGTCGTGGAGTACATCAAGCGGTTTGAGTCGGCCAACGGCAACGTCTTCGCGGCGGCCTAGATGAAGGCATCCATCGCCTTCAACCTGGCCGCTAACGGCGTCGGCAACTTCTTCACGCTGGACTCCGCGACCAAGGGCGTCCTCGACGGGGCCACGTACACCCTCGCCGGTGACGTCCTCGTCGATGTCACGAACGACCTGCGGGCCGTCAAGATCCGCCGTGGCCGCAGCCGGACGCTGGACAAGTTCACGGCCGGCAACGCAAACCTGACGCTCGACAACCGAGACCGCTACTACGACCCGACCTACGCCAGCAGCCCCTACTACGGCTCGATCCTGCCCCGCAAGCAGGTCGTGATCGAGCACCTCGGCTACACGCTGTTCACCGGGCAGGTCGAGGACTGGGACTTCGGGTACACCCTCTCGGGCGATGCGGTCGCGGAGACCTCTTGCGTCGACCCCCTGTCGTACCTGGCGACGCAGATCCTCACGCCGGGCACCGCGACGTCGCAGGCCACAGGCACTCGTGTCGGGACCATCCTCGATCAGGCGGGCTGGTCGTCGTCCACGCGGAACATCTCCGCCGGCGCGGCCACGCTCAATGCGGACTACATCCCGGCGAACACCAACGCCCTCGCCTACCTGCAGAAGATCGAACTGTCGGAGCCGGGCGCGTTCTTCATGTCCAGGGAAGGCAACGCGACCTTCAGGTCCCGCACGGACCTGCAGACTTTCACCTCGGGCGTCACGTTCGGCACCGGCGGCGTCCCGTTCATCGATATCGGGATCGTCTACGGCACTGAGGAGATGACAAACTCGGTCAACGTCATCTACCCGAACGGCACCGCCGTCGGCGGGACAGCAACCGCGGACAACCTCACGTCGCAGGCCGCGTACGGCATCATCGATGAGACGTACACGACGCTGCTGAACTCAGCGGCGGATGCACAGTTTCTTGCCGACTGGCTGGTGGGCATCTACGGCGAACCCCAGTACCGCGTCGACTCGCTCTCGGTGAACCTGAATGGCCTGAGCACGTCGCAGCAGGCCCAGGTGCTCAGCCTTGAGCTGACTGACACGGTTCTGGTGACGTGGACTCCAAACTCCATCGGCTCGGCGATCTCGCAATACGTGTCCATTGATGGCATCGAGCACGACGCGAACCCTGCACAGCACATCGTCACGTTCACCATGTCGGAGACGTC